GCCCCACTTTGGATCTCCCCCCGGGCGTTAGCCCGACACCATACAATTTAATATGGTGTGCTATACCGCAGCTTTAGGTTGACGGCTTGCGGACGTCCAGAACGTTCCAAGTGTCTTTCGTCAGTCGAAGGCTGTCGACCGAGTTCAAGCATCTCCTCTACGGAGAGCTCGCCCAACCCCTCGCGGGGTTGAGAGAGAAAGAACTTGGTTAGGGCGTCAAAATCATCAAGCTTACGCTTGGGGATCTTGGCGGAGACTACATAGCCCTTCACAATGGGTCTATGTAGATTCTCGTCATAACCTTGGCTTTCATAGCCAAGGAAACTATGACGACCTATTACAGGAGAGGTTGGTAAGACAACGGGATAATATTTAATTATCCCTGAAATCAAACCATCCAGCCAACGGCAAGTTTGCCAGTAACCAGCTATATATAGCTGATTACGAAGCGAAACCAAACTGTTGACCTCCTGTGCGTCCTGCCGTGATGTAGGGAACACTCTACGGACTCTGACAATACTTATGTCAGCCCCGTTATAGTACTCCTTACCACAAGATTCCCGGAACTTACCGTTCCAGAAGGACTTGCGCATGTTCACCTTGGCCCCAAAGGCCTCGAGAACATGTATCACGGACGACACATGATGGACAGGGACGATAATATCGTCCCCGTACACGCGCACCTGGTTCCTAAGGCGTTTTACGTCCCTAGGAGTCAGGGGTCGGTTGAGATCTCTTTGGATTCCCATGAAGATCAAAGTCGTAAAGACAATGGCCTCCATCGGGAAACAGAGAGCTGAACCCATAGTCGCGAACTTGGCTAGGCGAATTACGCCATGACCAGGTACATCAGCCTTCCGTGACCTTGTAGCATCCACTGCCCCATGCAAATAGGGCCAAGGATGCAAGAGATCACGTACGAGCTGATTAGAAACACGATCAGAAGCCTCACTCAAGTCGAGCGTGGCCAGGTCGCCGTGAAGCGACCCCCGACAAGCAGCCTCCTGGTTAGGAGTCTGGTCGTCGGATCCGATTATGCGTGACAAGTTGTGATTCTTGTCAATCGCATCCCGAATCATCGTGAGAATCGACTGCTGCATATATTGCATAACAGTCGGTTCAATACCAATGATTCTTGGTGTTTTTAGCGTTTTAGGAACAGTAATTACCCTTACGGGTAATTCCTGACCGGGTTCGAGGATGTTCACCTCGTCCTTGTGGTCATCATAATAACGACCATTAGGGAACAGAAAATCCCTCGCGGGAAATATCTGTTCGATACGAGCGGGCCAGTCGCGCTGGGTAAACTTATGGTTTCCCATAAGTTTATCCGCAGTAGCGCCTGGTCCATGCTTAGGAAGGACTGTTTCGATTTCGAGGATCTTATGATCCACGTCATCAAATATGTCCTTGAAAAGCATATCTGATACTCGCTGGAACTCCCTCACCATGAGGGGGCTCCGCTTTGCATCAGACACGCGAACGTCCTGCTCACACTCAACAAATCCTCGCATAGCATCTGCAGTTCTGCGATCGCTCGCAGGCAGCAGAATCTTGCCAAACATCAACGGTAGTTGACGTATAGCGAGAATTGCATCTATGCTCGGATCATTGAGCAACCGACCACTACCACGATCAAACACAAGATCGAGAAAACCTCCTAAAAATAGGGGGAGCTCTCCACGACGCCGGAAACCGGCAAATCGTGATGGATCTACCACGCATTGGTCAAGACTTGTTTCGAAGTCCTTTCCAAATTGCGGCAGGGTTATCGTTAGAAACGACAACCCCTCGTGTTTAGATCGACAAGTGACTGTTTTGCAGTCACGGGTGGTGCTAGTGCCACACCAACTAGCGGATTCTTCCGCTAGCTTCGACCAGAGCAACAATAGGCTTTTCAAAGCCACTCCTTAAATAGAGTTGGTCTTTCCTAGCCTATGGGTCCCAGACAACGAGATTACTTGAACGACGATATGTTTATCGCGTCCCATGGAATCTCGCCGATAAAGACGATGAGCCCTCCAATCGCGATTCCGACTGCCTTCTTAGAAGGCACCGGGCACACGATTATGAGGTTACGCTCTTCGTCTTTCTTCTGACCTCTTTTCGTTGCCATGGCGGGGTAGTTATGAGAGCTATTACTAGCTCTCTCCGCCAAGCAGCTTCGAGATCAGAGCATCCGAAGAGGCAGTGAACAGGCCCTTAAAGCCCGTATACACTGCCAGTGCCTCAGTGTTCGTATACCCTGCCACAGGAATGTCGAAAACGATGTAGTTACTCATCGAAACTCGACTGTTCTGGGTAGGGATGAACGGATCTGCGGTAATCTTCGCATGATCGAGCCGTAGCACCCGACGCGTTCGACGCCCGTAGGCATTCGAAGCGTTGAGGTGCACCAGGCCATCCGCTGACTGGTAATCACCACTTCCGTTCCCAGAGGAAACCTTTGGGAGAGAAATGGTGGAACCAGAAATTGTGATGGACTGGGGGTCTGAGAACGCCATAAGCGTGCTCCTTTTCTGTGGTGATAAATCACCACGTGGTGTTTGTCAGTGTAACTACTGACCACCGTCATCGGGTTAAACCGATAGCGGCAGCAATGGCGGTCTGGACCGGTGACAAGCCGTCCCAGGAAACGCCAAAACCAAAGGGGTTTGCACGCTTCCTGACTTTAGTCTCAGTGACGAAAGTCAATGGCGCGACCGTAGGGTTTCCAAAGTAACCACTTTGGGCCATACGGTACGTATGCTTATGAATG